GTAAGTATTCTGTCGAGACTGTTGCTTATTCTCGCCAGACTGCCGGTGCAGTTGCGGCAAGGCTTGCTCCAGCAGGTATTCCAACGACTCCGATCGATGGAGCAGTCTATGGGCAGGCATGCGATGAAATGTTATCGGCAATTACTTCTCAAAGGCTTATCCATGGTGGCCAAGATGAACTCACAAAGCAAGTTCTCTCAGCTGTTAAGTTACCTTTCAAGGATGGTGGCTGGTATCTTGGACGTAAGGTCTCAAACTCAACAATCTGTGCGGCAGTTGGCATGGCAATGGTTTCCCACTTTGCGACACGCCCTGAATCTGAGGATGACATCGTAATCGGATAATTTGGACATATGGTACAATTAGTGCTAATGGGACTCTTTGATATATTCACTAAATCGGCTCCAGTTGAAAAGACTGTAGATGTCGAGGCTTCACTAACTCCTTTCAATCTTGCATCATCTTTGTATGGTGCATTGAATGCTCCTACTGCAATCGACCGCGCAACTGCAATGTCAGTGCCAGCAGTATCGAGAGCTCGTAACATTATCTGTGGCACAATCGGATCTTTGCCACTTGAGCAATACAATAAAATTACTGGACAACACGTTGAGCCATTGCGTGTAATCAATCAACCAGATCCACGAGTTTCAGGATTCGTAGTCTATAACTGGCTTGCAGAAGATATTTGGATGTACGGTGTCGGATTTGGTTTGGTCCTCGATGCCTATGCAGAAGATGGACGAGTAAGAGCCTGGACTCGTATTGATCCAAAGCGTGTATCACAAAAGTTTAATCAGAACATGACAGCAATCGATGGCTACGAAGTCGATGGTATATCTGCTCCAATCGCAGGCATTGGTAGCATAATTCGTTTTGATGGGTACGATGAGGGTTTCCTTAATCGATCAGGTCGCACAGTTGCAGCAGCAGTAGAACTCGAGAAGGCTGCACTCAACTATGCAAAAGAACCAGTCCCATCAATGGTATTAAAATCAAATGGCACAAACCTAACCTCAGAGCGCATTGCTAAATTGCTTGAAGCATGGCGTGCAGCTCGTGCTACTCGTTCAACAGCATTCTTAAATGCAGATGTCGAGATGCAGTCAGTAGGTTTTGATCCTAAATCACTACAGTTGGTAGAAGCTCGTCAATATGTGGCGTTGGAAATTGCTCGCGCAGCAGGCATTCCAGCGTACTTCCTTTCCGCGGAAACAACCTCGATGACATACTCCAACGCCACTTCTGAACGTCGTTCGCTTGTTGATTTCTCATTGCGCCCAATTCTTAGCGCGATTGAAGAACGTCTATCTTTGCCGGACATCTCTCCAAGTACAACAGAGATCCGCTTTGACCTTGATGATTTCCTAAGAGGTAACGCATTAGAACGTGCACAGGTCTATCAGATTCTCAACACTATTGGCGCAATGTCAGTAGCACAGATCCAAGATGAGGAGGACTTAATCCGATGAAGATCGAAGTCCCAATTACACTAACAGCAGCAGATTCTACTGCTCGCACAATCTCAGGTCGCATCGTTACATGGGGAGAGCAGGGCAACACTTCTGCTGGACCAACAGTATTCGGCGCAGATTCAATCAAGTTTAACAAAAATGTGAAATTGCTTTTAGAGCATGATCGCACACGTCCAATCGGCAAACTTCTTTCATACGAGATCACCGATTCAGGTATCGATGCAGTATTCAAGATTGCTAACACAATGGCTGGAGAAGATTCTCTGGTAGAAGCCGCAGATGGTTTGCGCGATGGATTCTCAGTCGGTGTCAAGGTAGATGCATGGGATAACAAAGATGGTGTAATGGTTATTTCAGCTTCTCGCATCATGGAGACATCACTCGTAACAGATCCAGCAATCGACTCAGCTCGAGTTGCAGAAGTAGCAGCATCAGAAGATGCACAAGTTTCTGAGACAACCGTCCCAGAAGTTCAACCAGAAGGAGAACAAGTGTCAGACACTACCGTTCCAGAGACTCCTGCCGTAACTGAAGCGGTAGAAGCTCACAAGGTAGAAGCAGCGGCTCCACGCCCAGCCTTCTACACATCACCACGTTCACCAATCGTCTCAGCAGGTTCATACCTCGAGCACACAATCAAGGCATCACTTGGCGATGAAGATTCACGTCAGTATGTAAAGGCAGCAGATGACACCAGCACAAACACTGGTCTAACTCTTGCACCACACATGAACGAGTTTGCTACAAACACAATCTCTGGTCGTCCAGCGGTTGATGCAGTATCAAAGGGCGTTCTACCAGCATCAGGCATGTCATTCACATTGCCAAAGATTTCAACAGCTCCAACAATCACAATAGAGGCTGAAAACGGTGCTCTTGGTGGTACTGAAATGGCTTCTACTTACATCACAGTTGATGTTAAGAAGGCTGCTGGAATCCAGACAATCTCATGGGAATTGCTAGATCGTTCATCACCAGCATTCTACGATCAACTAATCCGCGAGCTAAACGATGCGTACGCTAAGTACACAGACACAGCAATGGTCGCAGCATTCACTGCATCAGGTACAGCAGCATCAACACAGGCTGCAACAATCGCAGGTCTAAAGGCTTACATTGCCAAGGAAGTACCAGCGGCATACGCAGCATCAGGCAAGTTCGCTACAAACCTTGTTGCTAACACAGCATGGTGGGAGACAATCCTAGGAGCAGACGACACAACAAATCGTCCACTTTTCACAGCTGCACAGCCACAGAACGCTCCTGGAGCAGTTTCAGGACAATCAATTACAGGTCAGGTTCTAGGACTTAACCTTTCAGTTGATCCACACATGTCAGTTACAACACTAATCGATGAGTCAGCGTTCATCGTTGCTCCAGATGCTTTCAAGTACTACGAAGCACCAAAGACAACTTTGCAGGTCCAGGCTCTTGCTAACGGACAGCTACAAGTTGCTATGTACGGATACTACGCAATCGCACCAATCTTTGGTGGCGGTGTACGTCGTTTCAACCTTACATAAGAATAACTAACTAATCATGGTGGGGGGGCTGCTCCCGGTCTCCCCACCAGCAGTATAGAGAGGATCGAAATGCCAACAATTATCACAGCCTCACAGCTACGATCTGTGCTTGGCGTTTCGGTCTCTCTTTACTCAGATGCAACACTTGATGACATTATTGACACAGCAGAAGCAGTCATCCTGCCACTTCTCAATTCTTATTCAGTTGCAATCGATGCAGTCTCTTTAACAGACAATGTTGCTTATTTTGCAACAGTAAATCTCAATCCATTCGGAGAAGGTCAATCTGTAGTCATTACAGGTTGTGGATCTCCTTTCAATGGCACACACACAGTAACCACATCACTTCTAAACGATGATGCATTTTCAGTGGCTATCACTAACGCAGACATCATCTCAAAGAATGTGATTCCTTCTGGACTAGCTACTCTTTCAGGCGCGACCACTTACGTTGGTAATGCAGCAGTAGAGACAGCCGTCACAGTCGTATCTGTAGAAGTATTCCAATCTCGTACTGCTCCAGGTGGACAGATCGAGGGCGTGGACTTTGCTCCAACACCATTTCGGATGGGGCGTTCTCTTTACAATCGCGTGTCAGGTTTGCTTGGGTCAATCGTTGATGTAGGAAGCATCGCTCAATAATGCCATCAACGATACTCTCAGCAGTTCGCACACCGTTAGCCACAGCTCTCGCAGGCGTTGCCGCTAATGTGTTTGCCTATGTGCCAGAGCAGATCCCTGCTCCTGCTGTTGTAGTTGTGCCAGACTCACCATATTTAGAGTTTGACACAATCGGTAAATCAAGTTTCAGATGCAAGGTCAATATGACCATTACATGCTGTGTTGCTTACAATAGCAATCCAGCCAGCCTCGACAATATCGAGCAACTTATAACAAGTGTTGTAGCCGTCATCCCAGCAGGGTATGAGGTTTCAGCAGTAGATCGACCAACAGTGACAACAGTGGGTGCTAGTAACTTACTGGTCGCAGACATTCGCGTTGCCACATGGTATACGCAGACAGCCTAAGGAGAACAAGTGCCAACAACAGTAATCACAGGGCGCGACCTGATCCTGACCATCGCTACAGTAAATTACGATGCTCAGACCACTAGCGTTTCACTAACAAACGAAGCAACTATCGATGTCTATCAGACACTAGATGGCAAGGCTTACAAGCACACAGACGATCAATGGACACTCGATGTCGCGTTGCTATCTGACTGGGGTGTAGCTTCATCACTATGCGAAGCAATGTGGACCGCATGTGAGACAGCACCAAACACAACATTGGCAGTATCATTGACAGCAACTACAGGTGCAGTATTTACCTGTAACGTGTTGCCAGTATTCCCATCAGTCGGTGGAGAAGCACCAGGCGCACAGACACAAACTTGGTCATTCACAGTCGTGGGTGTTCCAGCAGAGAACTTCAGCTAACATCTAACTAACGGGAGCAAAGATGCAACAGACATACATAATTAAATACAGCACAGGCGATGAGCAGACACTAACTGCCTATCCACCAGACTTCGCAAAATGGGAACGAGCGACATCAAAGTCGATTGCTCAATTTGAGGGAATCTGGGATCTGTTATTCGTAGCCCATAGCGCGTATAAGAGAGAAGCAGCAGGCAAGCCAACCAAGCCTCTTGAGATTTGGATGGAGTCGGTAATCGATTTCGATCGAGTAGCTGATAGCCCAAAAGCCATAGC